CTCAACCAGCGTGGTGTACGCAGAAGAACTAGCCTTGAGTTACAATCCAAGGACCAGGTTCTACCCAAGCGGTAACTGCAGGCCGTACAACGGTTCTGCAGCGTGCGCCATCAGGGATCAAGTTTCCTTGCTCCCTTTCACCCCTCCCGATCGATACAAGGCGCTCTAACAAGAGCCCGTGACCGTCGTAGACCAAATTGATCGGAACTTCGACCAACTGATATACTTTATATAGGAGTCCATGACATATTCGCCTGCGTTCAACAGGCTTCCCCTCTTTCCACACAACAGCCCAGCGAACCTTCCCAGTGGAGGTCCTTCTGAAGATGTGAGTACTAGAGTACGAATTTAGTACTTCTCGGTGTCCCGAGTCATACCGCCATGAGCGGGATGGTACAGCAACGTCAAATGTATCGACGAGGCCGACCAACCCAGTATCCGGAACTATTAAGGGGGGCACATCAGTAAAACATGCATGCATGTCTCTGGTGAGCCACAACCAACTAGCTCTGGACTCAGCCAAGCTGACAGTACTACCATCAGCATAACGGCGAAGGCGCGAACGATTTGCGGTATCATATAGACTTACCAAATCAGAAACTGGGTTCCTGAAATAGAAGGGGTTGATGTTGACACCGGCGTAGTAATAGTCACCACAGGATTCACGGAAATAGCCAGTCGAGAAACTCTTCGATTGGTTTACCTTAAAACCCAGGAGACTACACACGTCGGCGTACCGACTCGACAAGCTGGATGGAAGCGTGATATCATCACCGTAGACAGATACATCGTCCGCGGAATAACACACATCTTCCTCACACAGTATTACGGCTATCGCCCAGAATATGAGCGATTCCAGTTCCCATGTGAATCCATTACCCATAGACGAGAACTTCTCGTAGATGAGTGTAGTGCCATCTTCAAGTCGGGCGCACTTGCAGCGCAGTGCATCTAGAGCAACAAACCAAGCAGGAGGCAGTAAAGACCTCACAACCTCGTAAGTGATAGTGTCACTAGCGCTACTGAAGTCAATCGTCGCATACTCACCGTGGATACTTCCAAGGTGGGCATAACGACGGTTGCTCCAGTCACTGTCGATCCCACGGAGTTTCCGTGGGTCGCAGTAGGCAATTTACCAACGAACGCTTCATAAGCAAACGGATCAGAGCGCCAAACCCTTTCTGAAGATACAAATTCAGACCTGGCTCGATGGCGATGATACGGTGCGTTTTCGCGTTCTTTGGCACCGCTATGACATGATTCTCCGAAGCAACAATTACGGGATTGCTCCAGACCTTCCAATTGGGGAAAGCGAGAGTACATAACTCGGAATACACATCGTAGGCACTTTTTGTAATTTGGTTTTCGCAACCAAACTTGTTGGCAGCCGCACGGTAGAACCCTTTTAACTCTTGGGTTACACCGGGGCCCCAGCCAGCTTTCTCTAGCACCATATCAATACAAGGCTTTTCGCCTAACACAGAAAGGATTTTCCGCTTAACAAGGTGAATTACCTTGGCTCGCGCTGGGGTCTCCGTAGATAACCCAGCCTTAAGTGACAGGTTAGTGCGCTTGCATGCCTCTTCTGCCGAATAAAAACCGGCAAGAGCAACTTCAGTCAAATCGAACGTGGTTTTTAGGCCAACGTACTTCGACAAAAACTTGGTTGCTCGCAAGGCGAGATCACACTCTGAAACGCTAGTATAATGGTCGGGGTCGAAGCCAAGGGACACGAGTTGATCGTGCTCTCCGGAATCAAACAACAACCACACACATAGCGCTCTAGGGGTGTTAATCCCTTGTAGGTACTTGCGAATGAACGTCCTGTTCATGCTGGACTTTTGCTTCCTCGTCAAGCGTTTTCGCAGTGCGTCAGTATACTTCTCCACTACTTGGTCCATTCTTTTACTCCATTAAAACGGGGTGTAAGAAGGTCGATGCAGGATTAGCTTAGTAGCTAGATTCCAGCTCGACAAAGTGCTTGCGAACGTCGGCGTTAACCAACGCGGCAGCAAGCAAGTCGACCAGGACAGTACGGCGATCACCAGTGGAGTCTTTCGACGCCACGAGTTCGACCGTGATGTAATCCTCACCAATTTTCTTGGCAGGGGTCACACTGGTGTCCATGAGTGGAATGACGATGCGAGCCTGAGAACGCGAAACAGCGCCCTTGGGCGACGGCAACTTAGCCGACACAGTCAGTTGCTCAGCAGCAACGGTGGAGAGACCTTCCATGTTAACAAAGAAGGCAACACCAGCAGCGTTGATTTTGTTGGGCTTGAAGACGTGGGCGGTATCGCTACCATCGACGAGGGAGATTTGGTTCATTTGGGGCATGTTAGCTCCATTACTTTTTAAGGAGTTGAGTGATAAGCGCAGCGGCATTTACTAAGTGCTCTGTGCTAATTGGATTTTTGAAACGAGGTAGCGGCAACGGAGGAATTTCTTCCAACGGTACACGAACGCAAGAATAATTCTGCGTAACCCATCCAGACTCAGCAGGGGACCAATGGATCCCTGTCGAATCGACTCCGCCCAGCTGTGTGACTGAGGATAATCTCTCTTTCACAATAACTGTTTGGTGGACAGATTCTATCTTGAGACTCGCTATTGCGTCAAGGTTATTAATCCATGATCCGATTGGGATTAACCAATCTAGTACAAAAGACCATGGTGTCATTTCCCAGGCAATAGCACCGAGGTTGAGAAGCCCCAGCTCTGTCAACGACCGTTCAAACTGGACGTCAACTGCGCTCCTCACGGAGCAGGTAGCAGTCATCTTCACGATAACATCATACTCGTGCGACATAGTGATGTCCCCTTTACAAAACTGGGACACAACACGCCGCGTAGAGTTTGGTGTCATATGTACGGCAGAAACACCAGAAACCGTGAACGTAGGGGGGCTTTTTGAGCCTCCTTCAGAAGCGGTCCAAGTGCCAGCCCAGTGTGCAAAACCAATTAGGTCTTGCAACAGTGGCCTGATACCGTATTGAATTTGAAGAATAATATCCGACAGTTCATCAATCCCGGTCTTATGACCATTTGGGGCAGCTATACCAAGGAGCCTAAGGGCACCACGGTAGTTACGAGCCTTCAATTCTCGGATGATTTGTGCCAGCCTAGCAACAAGGGCAGCCATACCTTCAACCGTTTTACCGGCCTCAGCAAGGACATTACCCATATTGACTTCCTGATTCTTCAACTTACTATATAGCTTGTTAAGGCTACGTTCAGTTAATTCCTCAAGAAAAGGACCTGCTAACCCAGACGGATCGCGAACATTAGGTTGATCACCTATAGTTTCATAACCACCCCATAAAATGTGGGAAGGGGCAAGCCCGGAACCAAAATCACCGTAGATTTCTCTACGGAAACTAGGTATACCAGGGTAAACCCCAATGGAGCGACCGCGCCAAGTGCTTAAGATCTTGCCTTCCCAATAATGGAGCATATTCGGACGCGTAAAACCACTTGCGTTCCGACCATACTTTTTCTTGGGACGAGGATCCTTAGCTCTGCGAGGTGGATAAATCCACTTCTCTTTGGTATAATACTCCCATACGCGTTTTGGCTTTTGCTGTTTGGCGCGAGAGGCTTTAGCACGGTTCTTACCGGCATACGGCTTCGGGGCTTTGTAGCCCTTGACTCGACGACACAACTTCAAAACACGTATTTTTGCAACAGGTGTGCGCTTCACAACCCCACGTGGCGGATGAGGATTATTAGTCCCGTATCGCGACATGTGACCAGAAGCCGACCAAAGTCGATTTACCGATTCATAACCAGCCTGCGATGTGGACGTAAACAACGAGTGGAAACCCGTCGATCGTTCACCATACATGACATACTCCAGCGGAGCATGTCCGCAGTAAAAGGTTTAAACCAGTGCATATGCACACTTCTTGCTAACGCAAGAAACTAGGCCACAATGTCCAAATCACTAACCAAATAGAACGCGTTAGGCGAACCAAGATTAGTAATCGATCTTGCGATAAAACCGAAACGTAGGCAAACCTTGAGTGATCAAGGAGAGCCCATTGGCAACGATTCTGGGCATCG